TTATGAAAGCATAGACCGTTTACCCTCCCTGGGTACGACGGAACAGGGGTCCTGATGGATAATTACATCCGATCCCGGAAAACGCCGTAAAATAGCCTGCTCTACCTGATCCGCCACCATATGTGCCTGAACCAAAGGCAGAGAGTCTTCCATTTCCAAATGAATCTGAATAAAGCGGGTCGGCCCTGACTGCCGCGTGCGAAGATCGTGAGCGCCGCTAACACCCGGCCAGGAAGTCACGATATCAATAATTTCTTGCCGTTCCTCATCAGGCAATGCGCGATCCAGTAATGACTGTACCGCCTCATATCCCATGCGTAACGCGCTATATAAAATATAGATGCCGATTCCCAATGCAAACAGAGCATCGGCGCGATGCCAGCCGTACCAGGACAACCCCAGCGCCAGCAGAATTGCGCCGTTCATCATAACATCAGACTGGTAATGTAGCATATCAGCCCGCACCGCCTGGCTTTGCGTCCGGCGCACCACCCAACGCTGAAACGAGACAAGGATAATCGTACAAATTAGCGCCACAATTGTCACGATAACCCCGACGCCTGGATCTGTCATCGGTGTTGGAGATATCAGATGTTGAATACCCGTCAAAAACAGGAATAGTGCCGAACCGGAGATAAACATACTTTGCGCCAGCGCCGCGAGGGACTCTGCTTTACCGTGCCCAAACGAGTGATTATCGTCGGCAGGTTGCAGGGAATATCGCACCACCAGTAAATTCGTCAACGACGCGCCGATATCCACCAGCGAATCCACCAGCGCGGCGAGAATACTCACCGACCCGGTATACCACCATGCAAAAATTTTAATCAGCAATAGCAACGAAGCCATCGCCGTCGCAGCAATCGCCGCCCGACTGACCAGCCGTCCATAAGATTGATTCATAAATACTCCCGCTATCAACTGACGCTAGTATAACGGAAGCAAATCATCTGCAATGCATTAAGCAGCAGGCAAATTGAGGATAAAAAAAAACCCCACATCATGTGGGGGAAGACAGGGATGGGGAAAAATCTCGCCCTTAACCTTATGGAACAAAAGGATTTATCCTAAACTTCGTCTACATATTGACTACACTTCGACAAAAGTGTCCACATAACAATGATAAAGCCCCGCATGTTAGTGGGGTTTTATCACAATGACAGGCTTAGTTGATCCCTTCCGTAGTGAGACGCCGGAAAGGCATCGTGGGGTATGAAGTCAGGCGGTAACGGCGCAATACCTGCGCGCTTTGTGACTTCCCTTTCCACGCTATTAAGCGTGGTAAATGACCGGCTACATTCCAGATTCTGGCACTGGTGATACTGCCTGATTGTCATGTTGGTCATTCTTCGGCTGGTGCGGGTGCGGGCCATAGCGCCGCAGAATGGACATCTGAACATAATGATGACTCCCCGTGAGAGTTGAACTCCATTTCATTTTATTCAGTTTCCGCTATCCAGTCAGGAATTTTTGCTTCAAGCTCAAGCTGCGTGGTAAAACCGCTGTTATCAATGGTGTGCTCGGCCTTTGCAATAATCCAGTCCTGATTGTCGATGTCATTTTTGAAGCCTGTCACCGTGCCATGCATTTCAGGGTAGAGTTCTGCACGTCCACGCGCCAGCGTGATGGAGAATGATGCGGCTCCGCGTTGTAGCTGCTGCCACTTTGCCGCTGCTGCGCGTCTTGCTGCCTGCTCGTTCTGATAAGTTTTGCGTAACACAAACACATTGCCTTCCGCGCCTTCCATATAATCACCTTCACGGCTGCTGCTTTTCTCCTTTTTGGGTTTTGGCGGTTTGCGGCGTTTCACGCTGACTTTTTTCTTTTTCCCGTAATTAAGATCAAGCCAGTAAGCGCGTACCCCCGTATACGCTTCGCGGTCAGCAATGCGGAACTGATGGCGATCGCCGCTGCTGCGTGTGATGGCGAACGATGGCAACGGCTGGCCCTGTGCGTTCACGCCACCGCCGGGCATGATGAATAACAGATTACCGCTTTTTACCGTGGTGATTGCGCCCAGCATTTCCGCCATGCGCGTAAGGAAGGACATGTCGCTTTCTTCAGTCTGGTCGGCGTGGTCGATTTCGATATCCATCAGCATTTCGCTGATTTGCGGTTTCAGGCCGTACCGATGAGCGATGGCGGATACCACACGCTCAACGGTCACATCATGCCATGACACCTCACGTTTAACGTTAAATTCATCCCGAAAATCTGCGCTTCTGGCTGAAACAGTCAGCCTGTCCGGCGGTCCTTCGTGAGCGATTTCATCAACAATGTAAGTGCCTTTTTCTGTCAGCGGTTCTCCTTTCCAGCCAATGAGAACCGTCAGGCGCGCGCCCCGTGGCGGTAGCTGCAACTGACCATCCGCATCATCCAGCGTGATGGTGAGCTGGTCCGCCTCAAATCCCCGGTTGTCGGTCAGTGACAGGCTCATCAGGCGCTCTGCCACGCCTGACAGCGTTTTACCCTCCGCGAGAATATCAAAATCCGGCATTTTCACGGGGTCTGTGCCCTGACTGAGCAATTGCATGGTGGTGTCGGTCATCTTTCCCTCCCTGTGCGGCATGGTCGCATGTGCGTGCGGAGGGGGTTACTGCTTTTTGTTGTCGCCGGGTCGGGAGAACGGCGCAGGGGTGAGATTACGCGCGTGGTGGGTGATGATTGTTGCCGAATCATTTAACGGATACAAGGGGCTGAAGCTATGAGTGAAACTCGTTTTCATGGTGCCCGTGTTACGGAAAATACCGACCTGGTAACAGCGATTAACGATGTTGATTCCAGCGTTATCGGTATCGTGGCAACGGCGGATGATGCGGACGCGAAGCTGTTCCCGCTGAACAAGCCCACACTGCTGACCCGCGTCAATGACGTGCTGGGAAAATGCGGAACAACGGGGACGCTTTATCGTGCGCTTAAGGCCATCGCAGACCAGGTGAGCACAAAGGTGATCGTCGTTCGCGTGGCTGAACACAAAGAAGAAGACGGAAAGACGCAGGATCAACTGGTTATCGGTGGTTCTGAGGATGACGGCAGCTATACGGGGATGTATGCGCTGCTTGTTGCAGAGCAGGATGAAAGCATCGGATACCGTCCGCGTATTCTGGCCGCGCCGGAGCTGGACACGGAGGCGGTAACAAAATCCCTGTGCGTGATTGCGGGTAAACTGCGCGCGTTTGTGTATGCCACATGTCATGGTTGTAACACGATGGCTGAGGCGATTACCTACCGCCAGAAATTCAACGAACGTGAGGTGATGCTCTTATGGCCTGACTTCATCGCCTACAACCCGAAAAGTGGCAAAAACGAAACGTTCCCCGCGCCTGCTTATGCGTGCGGCCTTCGTGCGTACATTGACCATGAGCAGGGCTGGCACAAATCGCTGTCCAACGTTCCGGTTAAAAATGTGCTGGGAATGTCCAGGCATGTGTTCTGGTCGTTGCAGGCCGAAGACAGTGATGCCAACAGCCTCAATAACAAAGAAATCACGACCATTATTCGTCGCAACGGGTTCCGCTTCTGGGGCAACCGCACACCGGAAACGAACGCCTACATCTTTGAGGTGTATACCCGAACCGCACAGGTGCTGGCTGATTCAATTGCGGAAGCGCAGTTTGAAACCATCGACAGTCCACTGACGCCTGCGAACGTGAAGGATGTTATCAGTGCCATCAGGGCAAAACTGGATTCGCTGGTTACTGCCGGGAAACTGATTGGTGCGGAGTGCTGGTATGACGTGGTGGATAACGGCACCACGAATTTACGTCAGGGACGTGTGCGTATTCGCTACAAATATACGCCCGTTCCGCCACTGGAAGACATGGAGCTTTACCAGACGTTTACTGATGAATTCTTTGGTCCCGCATTTGCGGTGCTGGGAGGTGCCTGATGGCTGTACCAAAACATCTTCGCTTTTTTACGTTGTTTGTGGATGGTGAAAACGAAGTGGGTAAAGTGACATCCGTCACGCCGCCCAAACTGACGCGCAAAACCGACAGCTATCGTGGTGGTGGCATGATGGGGGCGGTAAGTATTGATCTCGGTCTGGACGACTCCGCGCTTGATGCGAGTTTTGTTATGGGGGGAGCTGTTCGTGCGCTGTTCCTTAAATATGGCGGCACGATTGACGGCACGCTGCTGCGTTTTGCGGGTGAATACTACACCGATGCAGAAAGCGATCTGTATGAAATCGAGATGCGCGGACGTGTGACGGAAATTGATATGGGGGAAGCCAAACAGGGCGAAGCCACATCACACACTTACGCTGTCAAAAACACCTACTACAAGCTGAGCGTTAACGATCGCCCGCTGTGGGAAATCGACCTGTTGAACCACATCTACCGGAAGGACGGCAAGGACATTGTGCCTGACCGTATCCGTTCCGCGCTTGGGCTTGGCTGATAAGTAATATGCAGGCGGCGCAGTGCGTCGCCTCTGACTGAAAAGGAGACAACTGATGAAAGACATCGATACTGAAACCCGGAATAACACCGTGGCGGATGATGTGACGGCAGGTGAGGATATGGCTGTCGAACGTGGCGTAAAACTGACCCGACCAATTGAGCGTGGTGGCGAAAAAATCACGTATGTGGAGATCACCGGGGCTATTGAGCAGGCTGGATCCCTGCGTGGTCTGTCGCTGTCTGATGTGCTGAATCTGAAAGCGGATACCATGTTCACGCTGTTGCCTCGCGTGACCTCGCCACGACTGGATGAAGTGATGATTAAAAAAATGTCGTCACGCGATTTTATTCAGTTGTGCGCTGTGGCTGTAAATTTTATGAGCGAGCCAGACTCTGGCGCGAAGAGCGTGCAGGAGACGGCAGCGTAATCACCCTGGTGTGCTTTGAGCACATCGAAGATCTGGTGGCGGATATTGCCGCCATTTTTAACTGGTCGCCCGCCGAAATCTTCATGATGACGCCCGGCGAAGTGGTTAGCTGGCGTGAGCGGGCGGCACTTCGCAGCGGGAATGCAGACAATGAAGACTCTTGATATCCGGGTCGCTTTCAGCGCCGTTGACAGGCTGACCCGGCCTGCCGAAAACGCCCGCCGCCTGATGGGGCAGTTTGGTGACTCCATCCAGCGAACGCAGGGGGCGATCAAAAATCTCGAGCGTCAGGCGCGTTCATTTGAGCGCGCCCGTGACGCTGTCAGTAAAGCGGATGCTGGCATATTGAAAGCGCGACGCCAGCTTAACGCCCTTAATCAGTTACAACACACGGGTACAGTGCTCAGCGAAAAACAACAAAAGCTGATGCAGCAGTTAAGCACCCGGCTTGAACGCCTGAATGAATCGCGCACACGGGAGATTCAGAAAATGCGGGAGCTTGGCGGAGAGCTGAAACGCCACGGCATTTCCCTGACAGGCAGCGATAACACCATTCAACAGGCCATCAGACGCACCGAACAGTACAACAACCAGCTTGAACGCGAACGGCAGGCGCTTGCGCGTGTAACGCGGGCGCGTGAGCGGTATTCGCGCGCGCAGGAAACCGCGGGAAAACTGAAAACAGGTGGTGCACTGGCAACAGGTGCGGCAGCGGCGGGCGGCTATGCTGCCGGGCGTTTTTTGCAGCCTGCGATCGGGTTCGGGAAAGAGATGTCCCGCGTTCAGGCGCTGACGCGAATCGACCAGAACAGCCCGCAGTTTAAGGCGCTGCGTGAGCAGGCGTTAAAACTTGGCTCTGAAACGCAGTTCACCGCAGGCGATGCCGCCAGTGGGCAGGCATTTCTTGCAATGGCTGGCTTCACACCGCAGGCCATTCAGGCTGCGCTTCCCGGCGTGTTGAGCATGGCAACGGCTGGCGGTATGGATCTCGGCGAGACGGCGGATATTGGCTCAAATATCCTGACGCAGTTCGGCCTTTCTGCTGACCAGATGGACCGGGTCGGTGACACACTCACTGCAGCGTTTACCCGTACCAACACTGACCTTCGCGCACTGGGCGAAACCATGAAATATGCAGGTCCGGTGGCGGGTAAGCTGGGAATATCGCTGGAGCAGGCCGCAGCGATGGCGGGCGTGCTGGCGAATATGGGTATCAGGGGAAGTGATGCCGGGACGGCAATGCGTGCCAGCCTGGCTCGTCTGGCATCACCGCCAAAGGCGGCAGCAGAGGCGCTGAAAGAGCTGGGCGTGTCTGTCTCGGATGCCGGGGGCAAAATGCGCCCGATGGAAGATCTGCTGACTGACCTTTATAAAGCCACCCGCAAATACGGAGAAGTTGATCGGGTATCGTTCTTTAAGGACATTGCCGGAGAAGAGGCTTTCACATCATTTATGGCCCTCGTTGATGCGGCAGGTGACGGATCCTTACCTAAACTGAGAAAAGAACTTGAAGGCGCACGCGGTGAGGCTGAACGCACGGCAAAGGTTATGGCCAACAACCTTGACGGCGATCTGAAATCACTCGGCAGTGCATGGGAAGGGTTGCGCATCCGCATTGCAGATCTGATTGACGGTCCGCTGCGTTCTGTCACGCAGTGGCTCACGCGGGTGGTATCAAAGGTGACGGCGCTGGCGCAGGCCCATCCGGCACTGACGCGCCAGCTACTGATTGCAGGTGGGGCATTGCTGGCGATGACTGCAACGGTCGGCTCGTTGTCGTTGGCTATTGGTGTGCTTGCTGGCCCGCTGGCAAAACTGCGTCTTGGCTTTTCCCTCCTGACCGGATCAATGAATGCTGTCAGGCTCCTGCCAGCACTATGGGGAATGGTGACGGGTTCCGTTTCGTTACTGGGGGGCGCTATCGGGGCGCTGTTCAGCCCGGTCGGATTGATTGCTGCTGCGTTTGTGGCTGCGGCGGTTCTCATCTGGAAATACTGGGAACCCATCAAGGCGTTTTATGCAGGGGTGTTCAGTGGGATTATGGAACGGCTGGCTCCGTTGCGCGAAACCTTTGAACGGTTCGGTCCAGTTTTTGATGTCGTGCGCGATGGGATTATTCAGGTCTTTAACTGGTTTAAATCGCTGCTGTCACCGATGGAGTCCAGCAAGGAAACGCTGGATAAATGTACCAGTGCTGGCGAGGTATTCGGCAGGGTACTCGGTGGAGCGATAGAGCTTGTCCTGACGCCAACAAAAGCATTGATGGATTCACTGGCGTGGATACTTGAAAAGCTCGGAGTGCTTCCGGATGAAGCGGAACGGGCGAGAAAGAAAATAGAGAACGCTTCAAAGGCTCCTGTAATGTGGGAATGGGATCCGGTTCTCAAGAAAATGGTTCAGAAACCATGGACTCCCGGCCCGGCCCCGTCAGATAAGGTCGACGACAAAAAAGGCGATAAACCCAGAGACAACAAACCGCTCACAGACAACAATACCGGTACGCTACGCAGACTCAGCAAAATTGCTGATAACACAGGTAAGCTGGTTGATGAGACGAAAAAACGCATTGGCCCTGGCGATATTGTCTTTAAGAACCTGCCCCGCGCACTTGCTGTTCGTGGGGAGTGGCAGGAGCGGAAGATTGCGCAGGTCAGTAAGCCTGCCCCCGCAATTACTATCACACCCGTGGTTCCGGCTCCGCTGCCTCCGGCGCTGGTCCCTGTTGTTGCGGCCAGCTCCCGCCCGGTGGCGGAGGCTATACGATCGCCAGTGGCATCAGTTCCTGCAACTTCCCGTAACCGGGAGCCTGTTGCCTCCGGATTTGGCGGTGAAATTCATGTTCATCTGCATAACGTTGTTACACAGAATCCCCGCGAACTGGCGAAACTGGTTGGCGAAATGGTCAGGGCAGAAATGGAACGGCGCGCCCGTGCCGGGCGTGGCAGTTTTTACGATAAAGATTGAGGAGTCATGGCCATGATGATGATCTACGGCATGTTTGTTTTTGAGCTGCGCACATTGCCGCATCAGCAGTTACAGCAAAACAAAAGCTGGCGGCATGTGAAAAATGAACGCGTTAACCGTTCAGCAAGCTGGCAGTATATCGGCGCAGGTGATGATCGCATCGTGCTTTCCGGCGTGCTTTATCCTGAAATTACAGGTGGCGAAGTGTCGCTTTCGTTGCTGACCACGCAGGCATATACAGGACGCCCCTGGCCTCTGATTGATGGTGTCGGGCAGATTTACGGCATGTATGTACTGACTGAAACGAATACGACCCGTTCCGAGTTTGATCGCTACGGCAAGGCGAAAAAGATAGAGTTTTCACTGACCCTTGAACGCTGTGATGAGGATTTGCGGGAGCGCCTGCAATCCTCATCGTTCAGCGATATGCTGTCCGGCTTCAAAGATAAGGTCACATCATCCCTTAACAGCGCGGCCAGCTCCGTTAAAGGGCTGTTCTGATTTAACACAAAAACCGCTAATGGCCAGATTAGCGGTTATTTTGTTTACTCTTCTCAATTGTTCCACTTGATTCTCCTGCGGGGTGGTAACGATAAATTGTCGATATACCAATGCTGTAAATTATTGCCAGTTGTTTTCTGTCGTGACCGTTTTTAATCAGCCTTGCTATTTGCTCATGCTGTTCTTTTGTCAGCTTCGGTCGACGTCCGCCTGTGCGCCCCCGTGCGCGCGCTGCCGCCAGTCCGGCCAGTGTACGTTCAACAATTAATTCACGTTCCATTTCAGCCAGGGCACCCATCACGTGGAAGAAAAAACGCCCCATTGGAGAAGATGTATCTATGCTGTCGGTCAGACTACGAAAATTAATCCCTCGCTCCCGTAGTTCCCCGACGAGAGAAATCAGATGTTTCATGCTTCGCCCGAGGCGATCCAGTTTCCAGACAACCAGCGTGTCACCTTGTTGAAGGCGCTTTAAAGCGCGTTTTAATCCCGGTCGGTCAGTCTTTGTCCCGCTTAATTTATCTTCAAATATTTGTTCACATCCTGCACAAACAAGAGCGTTTCGTTGCAGGTCTGTATTCTGGTCATTTGTTGATACCCTTACATAGCCAATCAGCACGCTGAATCTCCCGTCCAAAAGCACAAATCATGCCATGCAGGCCAGAAACCGCCATTATCTAAAACCTCGGTTTACAGGAAACGGTAAATCAGGCTTCTGGTGCATTACAGAAAAACCAGAACGGCGCAGATATTCCCGATAAAAAACTATTCCTGCGTAATATCGGCACAACAAATTCAACAACCATGTCTTTTAGTGGTGGTGCTGGATGGTTCAAACTGGCAACTGTAACAATGCCACAAGCCAGTTCCGTGGTTTACATAAGCCTGATTGGTGGCGCAGGGTATAACGTTGGCTCCTCGCATCAAGCAGGCATCTCTGAGCTGGTTCTGCGTGCAGGAAATGGGAATCCAAAAGGCATTACTGGTGCATTATGGCGACGGACATCGGTTGGATTTACTAATTTTGCATGGGTGAATACATCCGGTGATACCTATGATGTTTATGTTGAAATAGGTAATTACGCCACAGGTGTTAATATTCAGTGGGATTATACCAGTAACGCCAGCGTAACGATTCATACATCACCATCTTATACAGCGAATAAACCAACAGGTCTGACAGATGGAACTGTATATGTAATTTACAGTTCGCACATTAAACCGACTGCTGCTGAGGTTGGGGCGTTGTCATTATCTGGCGGTCAATTGAATGGTGCACTGGGCATCGGAACATCCAGTGCTCTTGGCGGTAACTCGATTGTTTTAGGAGATAACGATACCGGGTTTAAACAAAATGGTGATGGGGTGCTGGATGCTTATGCTAATGGTGTGCATGTATTCCGCTTTATAAATGGTTCAGCAATATCATTAAAGGGTATTCAGGCTGGGGAAAGTAAGTTATTCACACTTTCAAGTGCAAATACCGCTGCCCGTAATGCATCATTTAGCTTGTGGGGAAATTCGTCAAGACCAACTGTTGCAGAGCTTGGTGATGATTCAGGCTGGCATTTCTATAGTCAGCGAAATACAGATAACTCGGTAATATTTTCTGTTAACGGTCAGATACAGCCCAACAACTGGGGGAATTTTGATTCACGCTATGTAAAAGATGTTCGCCTGGGTACACGTGTTGTTCAGACTATGCGAAAAGGTGTGATGTATGAAAAATCAGGTCATGTAATTACAGGGCTTGGCATTATTGGCGCTGTTGATGGTGATGACCCAGCAGTATTCAGGCCAATACAAAAATACATCAATGGCACATGGTATAACGTCGCACAGGTGTAAATGATGCAGCATTTAAAAAATATTAAGTCTGGAAATCCTAAAACGAAAGAACAATATCAGCTAACAAAGAATTTTGATGTTATCTGGTTATGGTCCGAAGACGGAAAAAACTGGTATGAGGAAGTGAAGAACTTTCAGCCAGACACAATAAAGATTGTTTACGATGCAAATAATATTATTGTCGCCATCACCAAAGATGCCTCCACGCTTAACCCTGAAGGTTATAGCGTCGTTGAGGTTCCAGATATTACAGCCAACCGCCGCGCTGATGATTCCGGTAAGTGGATGTTTAGGGACGGAGCTGTGGTTAAACGGATTTATACGGCAGACGAGCAACAACAACAGGCCGAATCACAAAAGGCCGCGTTGCTTTCTGAAGCTGAAAGCGTTATTCAGCCACTGGAACGCGCTGTCAGGCTGAATATGGCGACGGATGAGGAGCGTACACGACTGGAGTCATGGGAACGCTACAGCGTTCTGGTCAACCGTGTGGATACAGCAAAGCCCGAATGGCCACAAAAGCCTGAATAA